TAATCTTATTCCCAGATACACCACCAAATATAGACCCTGAAACAAGTCCGTTAAAAATGTACGAACCTGTGTCCACATACTGTTCTGTGTCGTCGATGTCTGCTGCGAGTCTTGTGTAGTCATCTCCGATTTCTTTTACAATCTCTTTTAGAAAATCCATTAAATTACAAATCCAAATTGTTCACGAGCGATCTTTTTGTAAGGGCCACCAGGGTTCTCCTCACGAATCTCCTTGATAATCTTCAGTTTTTGATAAAGAGAAGTATCTCCTCCAAGTCGAAGAGCACCCACAATTGTAGCGAGTTCTTTATCATTGATAGGCAGGTCCATTAAGAGAAAAATAGTTCTAGGTTTACAGTTTTTTCGACATTCCAACCGATTGCGTCAAGGATCGCTTTCAGTGGTTCGAGAAAGGACTTTTCAAATTGTAGGTCATAGTCAACATACTTGTCAAGATTGAGTTCCTTAGGAAACTCCTGAATGAATGAGATGACATTTTCATGAATAATATTTGGTTTCTTCAGATAGCAAAACTTGATCTTCTCGCCGTTCTGAACAAGAGAATACTTATTGGTAAGTTTATTCTCTTTGATGTAATGATTGAACAGAAGAGCGCCCCGAATATGTATAGGAGTTCCTTTGATGTAGATATCAGAATTAGATTTGTACTTGACTACATCAGAAGCTGAGCGGGGGAAAGATACTTGCTCTGGTGGCAACTTTTTGAATTGATCACGACTGTTGTCGATGAACTTAATCATGTCATCTTCAGTGCCAGTCATCAGAATCTTGAATGCGTTCTTGAGCATACTACGGCATGGTGCAGGAGTAGAAGACTTAACGGATTCAATACCCATCACCTTCAATTTAGGTTCTTCATAGCGGACCCCTTCACTGTCCCACACGTTGAGGATGTATCGCTTCTTCGCAGTCCAGATACCACGATCAGCAATATTCTCCCTCTTCATGCTCATCTTCTGGTCATATGCCGAGACATACGTCGCCAGGTTTTGGTAGCACTGATCGATATATGGTTCAAACTTCTCTTCGCAGATCTTGTTAAGTAAGGAAACAACTGCTGCTTTATCGCCAGACTTATTAGCAAAAAATTTATCAACAAGAGGTCCGAGATTAAGATATATCGAATCAGTATCTGATGCGATAACATAATCGGTTTCTTCTGTTTGCAACAGTTTATTTAGATACTGGTTCATCTTACTCTCAATCCAACGGATAGAGACTTGACCAGAAAGCGTAATCGCTTCCGCATTGGCCAGTTTGTAGTAACGGAAATACTGATTACCGATTGCACCATAAGCAGAGTTGAGTGAAATCTTCTTAGCCATCTGGATATTGTTGCAGCGGGCAATCTCTTTTTCCAGTGCTTTAGTAGGAGTCTTTTCATAATCTTTCTTTGCCTGAATCATCTTCTTTTTGAAGATCACACGGTCACCATACATCTTTTCCATCAGTTCGGGCAAAAATCCCCGAATGTCTTTACGGAACATTGCACCGTTGGCACAGACAGCATTGTCCTTATACAGTTCAAAATTTATCTCCTCATTAAGGATTCGGTCAACCGTTGCCGTTGGGTGTCGTTCCTCCAATAGTGTCTCTGGGGAAATATTGTATTGCATAATAAGGTGAGGATACAGACTATTAAGGTCAAAGCTGACAACCCAATCATACTTTCCTGGAATCGGTTCCTTGACATACGCCCCCGCATACTTCTCATTCTTTTGAGATTTGTTCTTAGGCGGAATTACAATATTTCTTTTCTTGAGATAATTGTAAATGATATTGTCCCACATACGGACCTGATAGAACACATCCGCATAGTTGACCTTGGCGTCATATGCCATGGTCAGTGCAAGTTCAATGAGTTTCATCTTGTCTTCCAAACGGTCAACAAGTTCCACGTCAATTATATTGTACTCAATGAACTTCTGCCACCCTTTTGTGTAGAAGTCCTTAAAAGTATCAAACTCAGAGTGGTCTAACTTCTTCTGACCCAACTCCACCTCAGCTATGTAGTCCAGGCGATATGATTCTTGTGCCTTATAGGTGAACTTTCGATACAAATCAAGATAGTCAAGTTGAGTCAACCCACCCACATCAAAGGTAATATGCTTCCTACCTTTAACAAAAATCTCTCCTTCGGTCACAAGACCCCAGTTAGAGAAACGCTTCATCAACTTCTCTCCAAGCACCCTGTTGAGACGCTTACAGATGTATGGGATATCGAACAGTTGAATGTTCCAACCAGTCACCACATCAGGAACATCTTGCATCCAGTGGTTGATGAAGTGACTCAGTAGCTCTTGTTCTGAGGGGCAATGATAGTAAGTAACATTCTTTTGCTTGTTGACAAAAGGTTTCACACCCCAAGTAGTAATTTCTTTGGTGGTATAGTCTTGAATAGTGATCGCAAGGATCTCTTCCGATGCTGATTCGACATCAGGAAATCCTTTCTCTGCGGTGGTCTCAATATCAAGAGTTACCAGTTTGATCTGACTGATGTCAAACTTGATCTCATCTTCGGGATACTTCTCTGAGATATATTGGTAGATGTATCGGTCATTTCCATAGACCTCAAATCCATCTACATCATCATACTTCTTGTAGAACTCACGACAATCCCGAACACTACCAGGACGGATAGGTTCTACAGAATCTCCACTTAATGTCTTGTACTTAGAATCTTTCTTTGATTTTACAAACAGTGTTGGAAAGAACTCATCTCTGTGTTCATACCGCCTGCCATTATCTACTCCACGAACTAGAACTTGATTCCCGATCAGTTGGACATTAGTGTAGAACTTCATTTAATAAGGTTTTGATATTTTTCAAGAAGTGTTGGTTTAGGATCAGCAAGAGTAAGAATCTTGTCTGATGACATCATAAAAGTATTTTGACTTGTAACATTAGCAAGCCAGGGAGACAAAGTATCATTGTCACCCAGAAGAAATGGTTCTACCAATCTACAGTCTGGTTCACCAATATCAGCACCTACTTCCTCAATCTGTGAGACCAGGATCTGGCGATTCGTCAATATCAACAGTTTCACTAATTTCTCTTCCATTGTCCAGAATGTCCTCCTTGTACATTTCGCTAATTTTATCAACTGGTGTGAAAATTGTCACCACCCAATCCGATGGAACTGGAATGGATTTTTCTTTTGCCAAGGGCATCCATGGATACATGGTAACTGCCAACTCAGTTTGCTTGTCCGACTTAGGATCAGTCTCCTCTTCAGTCATTGGGCCAGCATTCCTAAGTTTGACAACGCATGGTTTTGTCAGGAAATATCCAATGACCTTTTCCTCAGGAGAAATCATCTCCTGAACATCAGCAATGACATCCTCTCCAGATTTCAAAACCAGAACCTTGATAGTCATAATCTCTTTTTACCTCATTACTATTTTAGCAAGAAAAAAGAGGGGCGTCAACTGGATTTTGCCAGTTGCCCCTCCGTCTGCGACGACGATATTCAGTTTTATTTATGGAGTTGTTAGGAAAATTTCTGCTGTGGGTGGACCATTAGGGTAGTGCGCTGCCGAGGGTCCAACTGCTAAAAAGAGTCATTGTGGTTCCAATGAGAAGAGTGGCGGCTGTCCAATTCATAGTCGTCCTCCTAATTGTACATAACTATCTATATTATACTGTATCATAGTGATACACTTCTGTATCAACCGCAGCAGAAATCAGTCAGGATTTATAGATAATCCTTGCGTGCATGGTGTTCTGGAACGACCTTACCTAAGGTAATCGTTAGTAACCCATCCTCAAATACAACTGATCTAACTTCCGTTTCATCTGAGAGGGTCCAAGATCTGGTGAAAGATCTCTGAGCCACTCCTCTATGGACGTAAGTTGTGTCATTCTCTTTGTCTTCTTTTCTTCCATCGACAAAGAGTTTTCCGTACTCTGTGTAGACATTGACTTCTTCTTTTTTAAATCCTGCGAGTGCTAATTCAAGTCGTGATTCTACGTTGCTGACCTGAACTAGATTAAATGGCGGATAATTACTTGTCGTCTCGTGCTGATTAAATAGACGGTTAAAGTATTCATCCATACCAATACTATGTCTATTTATGCGATCTAACAAGGCAGGCAGATCCGCAGAGTGATATCGGGTGACTTCTCCCATGGTTTTAGCTCCTTAAAAAGCGAGTTTGTGTTGTGTGGACCCTTTCGGCATCCACTACTATTTAACCATAAAGACATAAAAAAGGGGGTGTGGTTAACCCCCCTTCTAGTAGCGTATATTCCGTATGTAGCGTGTCGCACACGAAA